TTTTGATATCGTTCAAAATCAATTTTTCTTTCAAACATAGTAAATTTAGTTCCTTCAGGTGTATCTTCTTTGCTAATTGAAATAGTCATCGAAAATTGGGGATAGTCAGGTAAAAAATTTCACGCAGTTTTTCATACTGCTGCTGAACTTCTGGATTTGAATCAATCAGATTATATGATTCCGAAGGATTCAACATAGTTACAAAGGAAAACCTATCTTCTTCAAGGTATGAAGTTGGAGGAATATAGGGATTGTGAAACAACATTCCCGAGTAAACAAAGAAACTGTTGTACTTGTGCTCAAGTACATAATCCAATTTCCACTCGTCTATGCTATCATACTGCTCCCAATCCGTCAACACTTTACTTTCAGTCAATCTAAGAATCTTGTTCTTATCAAAAGTATTCAAGTGATGCATTGATGGATATGGTTCTGGTTTTGTGCCATCATCGAATGACCAAAATCCAGTGCCACCGTGACACGTTTCACTTAGAAAAATATTTGCTGCAAGAAAATTATGCCCTAATCCATCTGTATGAGGCCACTTACTTCTTTCAGAAACTTTCATATCTCCGTTCATACAATTCGTATAAACGCTGTGAATACCAAAAGCATCTACACCAAAAATAGAACTAAGATATTCGGAAATAAAATCGCCCATTTTCAATGGCAAGAGGGCAGATTTACCAGGTCTTGAAAACCCAGTAGAATCAATTTTATTTTCCCAGTGTGCCTGTGCTAATAGAAACTCTTTGAAATCATCTGGTCTTGAAAGAAAATTTTCAACTACAAAAAAGGCACGACCCTTTTCAACCCTAACTTCAATCTGAGCATCAGGATTAATTTCTGTTATTTCAGCGTAATGCTTATCTGCACTTTCTAGTCTCAAAATTTAAATCCCTCAAATGTTTTCTTCTGTGGTTTATCTTGATTGTGTTCATATTCTTCCTCTGCCTGACCACTATCAAGAATATCTTTTTGGGCAGACTGTTCAACATCATACAACCTCATCTTTGCTCTGTCAACCCCCACAATAAATCTCTTGTTCATGTTGAGATCGTTGTAGCGATTCTTCAACTGCTTCACCATAATTTGTCCAAGCCCTTCAAGTTCATCTGTAGAAATAAGGGCAAACATAAGATCAGCAGTAGCAGGGAGACCAAAGGATTCAGAAGTGTCAGTAAGGTCAACGTCACTGCTACTATAACCAGAGCGAGTGGTCTGCGTGGCAGAAACGATAGGGACGTTTGTCTCAACAGCCAACCCTCGAAGTTCCTCTGCAATCGCTTTGATATAAGAATATGAATTGACAGAAAGGTTTGACTTATAACGGGAGGAAGCACATATATTAAGGTAATCAATGAAAATAATATCAGGTCTAAATGATTTCTTAAGTGCCAGTTCATTTAAGAGTGCCTTGAAGTGTCCAGCGTGTGCTGATGCAGTTGGATACTCTTTAATGATAAGTTTACCCTTGGTACGGTCAGCAAGTTTAGCAAGTTTTGTGTCAAAACTCTTTTTGGGTAATTCACGCACATCCTGAATATTAACATTAAGGAGGTTTGCATCAATTCTCTCTGCAATCTTTTCCTCTGCCATCTCAAGCGTGATGTAGAGTACATTACTTCCCGCCAAGAGGATGGAAGAAGCGACGTGGCACATGAACAAAGACTTACCGACACCTGTACCAGCAAGAGCGACATTAAGAGTCTTATTGGATATACCACCATTTGTAATTTTGTTGAAATATTCAAGATCGAAAGGAACTTTAGTTTCAACTTTGTGGTATAACTCATAGCGGTGTTGGGCATCATCAATGTAATCGTGACCAATATGATTATCAAAGGATACCGACAGTGCTTCAGTTAGAATTGATGGAATAGAATCTCTCGATTTCTTATCATCTCCACCATCAGCAACACTGACTGCTTCCATCAGAGCAAGATAAATCGCACGATCCTTACACCACTTCTCAGTGTTATCAGTCAACCATGTGATATCGTGATCTGTTTCAACAATATTACTTATAAGTTCTTTTACTTGCTGATATTCATTGTCAGACAAGTCATTTCGATTGTCTACCTCAATTGCCAATGCGCCTTTTGCGGGCATTTTATTGTAGGAAATGATGAATTTAGAAATCTCATCAAATACAATCTTCTCTGCCCTAGTCTCAAAATATTCTGGTTTAATGAATGGGAGTACCTTGCGAGAGTACTCGTCATTAGTCGCCAGATTACTGAGAATTAATTTCGTCAGAGTTTCTTCCATAACTAAAGTTTGCATTGGCGATTTCATCAAGTGCTTGCATCACCTCGGGGGTGAAGTATTTTTCAGGTTCTTTAAGAATCTGTTTGGCATAGACTTTTTTGCCATCAAACTCGTACCGTCCTGCGACATTCTTCCAGATACCGCCCAGTTCACCGAGTTCAAGAAGACCGTAATAACGATCAAGACCACGCTCGTCGTAAAACAAACGTACTTCCACATCTTTGTTCTCCCTGCTTAGACGCGACTTAGCAGTCTTAGCTTTGATAACATTGCCGACCACTTCTGTTCCATCTTTTTCTTTCTTTTTGCTGAGATAAATGATCGTAGATGCTGCGTACTTGAGTCCGCTGCCTCCCCCCATTTCTTTAGTTGGTACATAAGATCCGATAACATCATAGGTGTGATTGGTAACAATCATTGGAATGTTTGCTTGTCCCAACTTGAGAGTGAGCATACGGAACGCACCCTTGACCAATTGAGATTTGGTCATGTCACGAACTTGCTTGTCGTTTAGTGCATCGGTGATCTCTTTCTCTGTAGAAAGCATACCCAGTGAGTCTAGCACAAACATACAAGGTTTGCGATCTTCTACGGGTTTCTTAAGATAGATGTCTACTGCCTTAAGTGCTTTACTGCGAAAATCTTCAACAGTAACAACGTTGGTAACTGCTACTCTATTTAAGTCAAGTCCACGACTTTCTAAGAGTGATCTATTGACAGCTGCTTCAGTATCAAAATAGAGACAAAAACCATCGGGATTGGAATCGAGAAAATTCTTAACAACGGCGAGACTGAAGAAAGTCTTTCCAGTAGAAGACTCTCCAGCAATAGCAGTAATCTTATTCCCAGATACACCACCAAATATGCTACCTGAAACCAGTGCATTAAAAATGTACGAACCTGTATCGACAAATGTCTCAGTCTCGTCAATATCTGCTGCGAGTTGGGTGTACTCATCACCAATTTCTTTTACAATTTCTTTCAGAAAGTCCATTAGGCAACCATCCCGTATTGTTCACGAAGAATTTTTTTATAAGGCAGGTCCTGCTCTCGCAGTTCCTTTACAAGTTTAAGTTTTTGATACAAAGCAGTATTCCCACCAAGAGCCATTGCTTTCACAATGGTATTAAGTTCGTTATCGTTAATAGGCAGATCCATCAGATAAAAAATGACTCCAAGGTAATTGTTTTTTTGTGTGACCACCCAATAGACTCTAGGATGATCTTTAGAGGTTCCAAAAATGATTTGTCAAACTGCAAATCATAATCAATGTAATCATTCAGTCCTAACTCTACAGGAAACTCCGAAATGAAGGAGATGACGTTCTCCCCGATGGGATTGGGTTTCTTGAGATAACAGAACTTGATCTTTTCCCCGTTCTGTATGACGGGATATTTATGGTCAATCTTTCGTTCTTTAATGTAGTGGTTATAGAGCACAGATCCTCTAGAGTGAATCGGCGTACCTTTAGCGTAGATAGTTTCTCTTGATTTGTACTTGTCTACGTTGCTAACACTACGGGGAAACGAAATTTCTTCTGGACCAAGTTTTTTAAAGTCCTTCCGCCATTGATCGATGAAGGCAATAATGTCATCCTCAGTTTGGGTGAGAATGATTTTGATACCTTCCTTAATTTTAGCACGACAAACTGCTGGTGTCGAGGACTTGACTGCCTCAATACCCATCATCTTTAGTTTGGGCGTTTTATAAGCAACACCCTCACTGTTCCAAACATTAAGGATGTATCGCTTCTTGCCAGTCCAAATGCCACGGTCAGCAATGTTTTCACGCTTCATGAACATCTTCTGTTCATAGGCGTTTAGGTATAATGCCAATTCTTCGTAGCAACGATCAATGTATTTTTCAAGTTCCACTTGACACACCTTGTCAAGGAAACTAATGATGCTCTCATTAGTTTTCTCTCGCTTTTCGTATACACGGTCAACCAAAGGACCCATGTTAAGATAAACAGAGTCAGTGTCAACAGCAATAACATAATCATCATCAGTCTTGAGCAACTTATTTAGATACTC